CGGCTGGAAATTCACCGAGACGACAGAGGCGATGCGCTGAAAGCGGCCACGCTGCTGCGCGAGGAAGTCTGCGGCCCCGTGACGCAGCGGCTGGAACATACGGGCCCAGGCGGCGTCGGCGCCGTCATTGTCGAAGTGCGCGAATACGGAAAGGCGGAGGCCGATGAAGACGCAGACGAGCCAGTCGCAACCGGAAGCGGAGGAGCCGCAGACGTTCCGGCTGGGCATCTCGGCGACGCCTCCGACGCTGACGGTTGATGCAGACGGCGGCGGCATGGAGCTCGCGCATGGGGACGCGAAGGTGTCGCTGTCCTGGTTGGAAGCCGCGCAGCTGTCCCGGGCCCTAACCCGCGTCTTCAAGGGCAAAGAGGACATTCCGGAGCTGGATGATGTGTCTCGCGAGCCAGAGCCTGCCCCCGGTGAGTGAGGCGCCCAAGCAGTACCAGTGTAACGCCGGGCATAACTTCAATGCGCCCGCGCCGTTTACGGTGACGTTCACGACGCTGGCCGGGCCCATGTCCTCGCCGCCGCTCTGTCCGCTTTGCCTGGTGCAGGCGCTGGACAAGCTAGCGGGGGCCAAAGAGGTGGAGGCGGCGTGAGGCTGCTCCACGGCGACGCGTTGGACGTGCTGGCGACGCTGCCGGCTGCCTGCGTGGATGCCGTGGTGACGGACCCGCCCTATGAGTTGGGCTTCATGGGTAAGCACTGGGATGCGAGCGGCATCGCCTACCGCGTGGAGTTGTGGCGGCAAGTGCTGCGCGTGCTTCGGCCGGGCGGGCACCTGCTCGCATTCGGAGGCACGCGGACGAGTCACCGGATGGTGTGCGCCATCGAAGACGCGGGCTTCGAGGTGCGCGACTCGCTCGTGTGGATGTACGGCTCGGGATTCCCCAAGTCGCTGAACGTGGGCAACGGCTGGGGCACCGCCCTCAAACCCGCCCACGAGCCCATCTGTCTCGCGCGAAAGCCCCTCGAAGGCACGGTTGCCAGCAACGTCCAGGCGCACGGCACGGGGGTGCTGAATGTGGATGGGTGTCGGATTGGTATGACCGACGGGGACCGCGCAGCGCTGCACGCGAAGGCGAGCAAGAATCCGCACGACAGCTACTCGGACCACGTCTTCGGTCTCGGCATGAGGACGCAGCACGCCAAGCCGCCACACGCCTCCGGCCGCTGGCCCGCGAACGTCCTCCTCGACGCAGGGGCGGCGGCGCTGCTGGATGCGCAGAGCGGGGTGCTGAAGTCCGGCGCACGCAACGGCAAGCGCAAGGCGCACGACGAATTCGGCACCTTCTGCGAGCGCGAGCGGGACAGCGGCAACGAGTGGGGCACTTCCGCCGGCGGCGCCTCCCGCTTCTTCTACTGCGCCAAGGCGTCCCGAAAAGAGCGCGGCGCCGGCAACACGCACCCCACCGTGAAGCCTCTGGCCCTGATGCGCTGGCTGGTGCGCCTCGTGACGCCACCGGGCGGGCTGGTGCTGGACCCCTTCGCGGGCAGCGGGACGACGGGCCTCGCCTGCAAAGCGGAGGGGTTTCGCTTCCTGGGCATCGAGCGCGAGGCGCAATATGTCGAGATTGCGGAGAAGCGCATGCAGCTGTCCCTGTTTGGGGCCGCCGCATGAGAGTCTCGCTCCCCAACGACTTCGAGCCGCGCTGGTACCAGAAGCGCTTCATGCGCTGGTTCGATGGCGGGGGAAAGCGTGCCATCTGGGTGGTGCACCGCAGAGGCGGCAAGGACTTAACCGCCATGCACCAGACCTGCAAAATGGCGCACAAGCGAAAGGGCGCCTACTGGCACGTCTTTCCCACCGCAGAGCAGGGGCGCAAAGCGCTCTGGGAAGGCTTCACCAAAGACGGCAAGCGCATCATGGAGCAGGTATTCCCTGCCGCCATTCGCAAAAGCCCGCGCGAGTTTCTCCCCAAGGCAGAGATGGTGGTGGAATTGAAGTGCGGCAGCATCTGGCGCTTACTCGGCAGCGACAAAATCGAAGTCGTGGGCGCCGGCCCCGTGGGCGTCACGTTCTCCGAGTACGCTGTCGCCAAGCCCAGCGCGTGGAACTTCATTGCGCCGATGCTGGACGAGAACGAGGGCTGGGCGGCCTTCATTACGACGCCAAGGGGCAACAACCACGCGAAGAAGCTCTTCGACAAGGCGAAGGAGGACAGTGCCTGGTTCGCCGACCTAAAGACGCTGTTTGACACGCGGGCCTATGACCCGCACGTCACCATCGCGGCTGCCCGGGCCCGCGGCATGCCGGAGCCACTCATTCGCCAGGAGTACCTGTGCGACTGGACCGCGGCCCTCGTCGGCTCGGTGTGGGGCGACTTGCTCGAGGCCAAGGAGAAGACGGGTGCGTTCCTGGACTTCCCCCACGCAAGGGATGACATCTTTGTCAACTTCGACCTGGGCATCGGCGACGCCACCGCCCTGTGGTTCTGGCGGCCGCATGCCGGGGGCTGGGACTTCGTCGACTTCTACGAATCGCACGGCCGGCCGATTTCCCACTACTTCGACGTGCTGGACGAGAAGTCAGACGCCCTCGGCTACCGCTACGCCAAGCTTTGGCTACCGCATGACGCTAAGCAGCGCACCCTTGCTACCGGCGTCAGCATCCTGGACCTGTTCTTGGAGCGCTGGACGCCTAGCCGTGTGGCGATTGCTCCCAAGCTGAGTCTCTTGGACGGCATCCAGGCGGCCCGGTGGCTCCTCATGAAAAACACGCGCTTTCACACCCGGTGCGCGGAGGGCTTGGAGGCGCTCAAGCAGTACCACTACAGCTACGACGAGAGTTTAAAGACGTTCAGCAGTAAGCCGGAGCACGACTGGAGTAGCCATGCGGCCGACGCCTTTCGCTACGCTGCGGTGGTGGCCCGCGTGTCTGCCCAGCTGGCGAAGAAGGAAGAGCCCAAGCCCGAGCGGCCGCTGGCCGTGCCCATGAATAACAGCTTTGCCTTGGAAGACTTGTGGCCCAGGCCGGCGCGGGGGCGGGTATGAGTGACAAAGCCAGCTTCCCGTTTCGCGCCTCAAGCGACATCACGGACTTGTACCGGCGCGAGCGAGACGAAGCCTGGCGCGAATTGGCCCGTGCCCGCGCCGTGCTGCGCAGCGTGGAGTGGGTGTACCAGGGCAGTAACCGGGGCGTCCTGTGCCCCATCTGCGACGCGTCAGAGCCGACGCACGCCAAAGACTGCGACTTGGTGCGGGCGATGGGAGGGCAGCGCTAGTGGCGGCCGAATTCGAGACGCGCGAAGACTACGAAGACTCTCCCGCCGGCTGGCAGCAGCGTTGGAATGCGGAACTCGCCGCCGCCAAGAAGGAAGTGGAGAAGTGGCACAAGGAGGGCGAAGAAGTCGTCCAGCGTTTTCGCGACGAGCGCACCAAGGACAACTCCGCGGACACCCGCTGGACGCTGTTTACGGCCAACGTCACCACGCTGGCGGCCATGGTGTACGGCAAGACGCCGCGCAGCGAAGTCGACCGGCGCTTTGCTGACGCCCAGGACGACGTCGCCCGGGTGGCGGCGGAGCTCTGGCGCCGGCTTCTTAATACGGACATCGAGCGAGAAGACGACACCTATGCGGAGGCGCTGCAGTACGCGCGCATGGACCGGTTACTCGCGGGCCTGGCCAATTGCCGCTGCCGCTACGTCGCCGAATTCGAGACACGCACCGTGGAAGCGCGCCTAGACGCCAATGGCCAAGTGCTCGCCGAGGGCTTCACGGAGGAAGTGAAGGCCTACGAGGACGTCGAAGTCGATTACGTCCACTGGAAGGACCAGCTCTGGAGCCCCGCCCGCGTCTTCCACGAGGTGCGGTGGTGGGCCTTCAAGGTGCTGATGTCCCGGGAGCAGCTGATTGCCCGCTTCGGGGAAGACATCGGCAAGAAGGTGCCGCTCAACGCGAAGAAGTCCGGCAAGCGAAACCGGCCCGGCTTGGAAGACGCCATTGAAGACCCTTGGCAGCGCGCCGAAGTCTGGGAAATCTGGTGCAAGGAGAACCGTAAAGTTTACTGGTACGTGGAAGGGCACGACGAAATACTCGACTGCAAGGACGACCCGCTCGGCCTGACGCGCTTTTGGCCCTTCCCTAAGCCCATCTTCGCCAACGTGGCGAATAGCACCCTGGTACCGAGGCCCGACTACAAGCTGGCCAAAGACCTCTACAACGAAGTCGACGACATCAGCACCCGAATCAAAATTCTGCAGGACTCAGTCCGCGTGGTGGGCGCGTACGACGCCGCCAACGGCGCCTTGGGCAACGCCCTCAACAGCACGCACAGCATGGTTCCGCAGTTTGTGCCGGTCGATAACTGGGCCATGTTTGGCGAGAAGGGCGGCATCCGCGGCGCCATCGACTTTGTCCCCATCGAGCAGGTGGTGGTGGCCATGGACAAGCTCCGGGAGATGCGCCAGGAGCTGGTGCAGGCGCTCTACCAGGTAACCGGCATGGGCGACGTCATGCGCGGCCAGCAGATGGCCAACGGCACGCCCGGGGAAGCGCAGCTCAAAGCCCGCTACGGCAGCGTCCGAGTGCAGGCGCTGCAGGACGAATTCGCCCGCTTTGCCTCGGACTTGCTTCGCATCAAGGCGGAAATCATCGCGAAGCACTTTGACGCCCGCACCATCTACGAGCGAAGCAACGCGCAGTATGGGTACGACCAGGCCGTGGTGCCGCAGGCGATTGAGCTGATGAAGTCGCGCTTCAACGAGTACCGCATCGAAGTGAAGCCGGAAGCCATTTCGTTGACGGACTACGCGCAGCTAAAGGCCGAGCGGACCGAATTCCTAGGCGCCCTGTCCGGCTTCCTGACAGCCGCTGGCCCACTTGCCCAGCAGATGCCCGGCAGCCTGCCGTTTCTCCTCCAAATGCTGCAGTGGACGATGGGCGGGCTTCGTGGCGCCTCCACCATCGAGGGCGTGCTGGACCAGGCCATTCAGCAGGCCCAGAAACAGTGGGAAGCCATGCAGGCGCAGCCCCAACAGTCAGCCCCAGACCCCAAACTGCAGCAGATGCAGCTTAAGGCCCAGCTGGACGCGCAGAAGTCGCAGGCGGACATCCAGAAAACACAGGCGAAACTACAGGCTGACTTACAGCGCATTGCCGCAGAGACTCAGGCAAAGGACATTCAGGAGCAGTCGCAGGCCAGGTGGAACGTGCAGGAAGCAGCAGCAAAGAAGCGAATCAACCAGACGGGCATGGGGCCGC